ACTTGCACAGATGTTCCTTTTAGAATGGTTATTAACTTCAATTATATTACTAGTACTAAATTATGATTAAAATACTAGAATCAATAGCAGAGAAAGAACTCTACATGGGTTACATCTTTGGTATTATGATACTGGGTGGATACATTAGAGAATATCATGTGCTTAATGATGTATATTCATTAGCAAAAAGATATGTAAAAGATGCTCGCATCATGATTATTATTACATCATTGATAGGAGGAGTCTTACCAATACCAGGTAGAGTTGCATTGTCAGCACCACTATTAGATGCTATAGCACCACCTGATAAAAAGAGAAGAAGTGAATTTGGTATCATAGATTATCTTTCCACACACCATTACTATTGGTGGTCACCATTAGAGAAGACAATCATTCTTCCTATGGCAGCACTAGGTATAACGTATGGAGAGATGCTACACTATACTTTCGCACCTCTCCTTATATGTCTTGGATACACTTGGTGGTATATTTTTAGTAAGGTAGATCCTCAAAGTGTATTACCTAACATGGATGGAATACAAGACTTTAATTGGAAGAGAGCATTAAGAGGTTGGGCTCCATTCATAGCAACGATATGGTTTTTATTATGTGTAGGTAAAGCAGGAGCAATCCTATTCTTTCCTTGGTTTGCTGCTATGTGTTGTTACTATGCATGGTTATGTAAAGATTGGAACTGGGGTAAGTATATCAATAAACAGTTTGCAATTATATCTACAATAGTTTTAGCACTAGGTGGTGTAGTAGGATTGATTAAAGAACCAGTCATGGTATATCTTAAGTCAGCAACACCAGAAATGATTATACCTGTGACTCTTGTAGGTATGATAGCAGCATGGATCATGGGATCATCAGGCAAGTATGCAGGAATGACATCTGCCCTTGTGTTGATTTTTGGACCCAAGTATCTCGTATGGTTCTTAGCAACAGAGTACTCTGGTTACTTACTATCCCCTGCACATAAGTGTTTGATGATAGGACAGCAGTATTTTGGTACACCAATTCGTAAATATTATAAGGTACTTGGCAAATTATGTGCTATACTAATAGCATATGCATTCTTCACAACCTTTTGACATGAAAAAACTAAATATAGATTTAGACGTAGATTCAGAATGAATTTCACAGTATATTCAAAAGACGGTTGCCCATATTGCGAGAAAATTAAAGAAGTTCTCGAATTGGGCAACTTTCAGTTTGTAGAGTACAAACTAGACGAGCATTTTAACAGATTTGAGTTTTATGAAGAATTTGGAGGAAATGCAACTTTCCCTCAAGTTACGATTAACGGACAAAAAATGGGTGGATGTACAGAAACTGTTAAATACCTCCGAGAACATAACATGATCTGATGGACAAAGAAGACGTACTCATTGATATTATCGAAAAGGTTGTCAATGACGCAATGTTTGCACATAAGCATACATTCAAGATGTACGACTATCTGGTAGAGAATAATTTAACAAAAAGTGAAATAAAGGATTTCCTCAATTGTGGAACTACTCAAAATATAAGAATAACGTTAGATGATCTCGATCTTTTGATTGAAGGAGGTCATCCTGAGATGAAAGAAGCATATCCTAACTGGTCTAAACCAGAAGCAAGGAAAATTCGTAATTACTTACATGGAATACTAAATGATGCAGAGCGATACAAAAAAGACAAAGGGAAAAGAAAACGTTCAAGATTATACTCTAAATAGGGGTATAGAAGTTATGTTGCCTAGGGCAAGGAGGTTAGACAAACCAAGTTGGTTAGATCGCACCTTCAGTTTCTTTGAACGTTCGGTGCGTGTTAGAATAGACATTCATCGGGGGACAAATGGAAACTAATGTAATACTTTTCTTCTCAGCAATAGGTATGCTTATTACCTTGATTCTAGGAGGAATAATGGGGTGGTTATACAAATCGACTGTAGACCAACATACTTTAAAACGACAAATGAATAATCTTCATCCTGAGTTTTTGGATGGTAATGGATCATATGTAAATGAAGAACTGTTAGCAGTAAAATTCATGGATCCTGACGATCTACTTGACGAAGACGATGATGAATGATATAATATACGAAAATGTGACTTGAAATGGCAAAAAAATTACCAAACGATGCCTTATTATCAGAGATTTTGCAAAAAGTCTCTTCTGCTAAAACTAAAAAGGAAAAAGTAGATCTCTTACAAGAGTATAATAATAACGGACTTCGTGCTGTATTAATCATCAATTTTGATGAATCACTAAAATTCCTTCTACCAGATGGAGAAGTACCATTTGATGCTAATGATGCACCTGCAGGTACAGATCATACTCGTTTAGATCACGAATATCGTGGACTATACAGGTTCTTCAAAGGTGGAGATAGTTCCATCAAAGGTATGAGACGTGAACAAATGTTTGTTCAGTTATTAGAGGGACTTCATAAAGATGAAGCAAATCTACTCGTAGCTGCATGTAATAAGGATCTACAATCAAAGTATAGAATCACAAAACAGGCAGTATCTGAAGCATTCCCTTCAATTGAATGGGGTAATAGAGGATGATCTGGGAAAGTAATGATGAGGTCGCTCAATTAAAAGACAAATATTCTTTAGTCGTCCTCAATGTTGCTTGCACTTTAGAGCAAGCAAAAAACAAGAAATTACCTACTAATTCATATTTGGTACATTACCTTGATATGAAAAAAGGTTCTGAACATTATGAAGATCATTATGACATCGTAATGGGAACTAAGGTAAACATTTTTGATTGTTACTATGACAAAATCGGAAAAAGACTTAAATCAATCGGATATACAGGAGGATCAGTCAATCCCAGTCAATTCGATACCAAAGCATATCTCAAAACAAGCAAGTGACCTCTTTGTAAAAAAGAGATCAGATTTTAATTTTGAGTCTAAAACCACAGATCTTGACGATCTAGCAGATGAACTATTTGATGCCTTATATGATCATACAAATAAATAATGAAACAGACCTATTGACTCACATAAGAGAATACGAACGCATTGCCAATGGGCAAAATCGGGAAACCGAGTGTATGCGTTCCTTTTTGCTCTTTTGGAATCAGTATCCAGTTGGGTCACAGGCAATAATAAACGAGTGGATCGGATTTAGAACCCACCATGAAAGACAAAAAAGCAGCAAAAAAATTAATAAAACGAGCTAAAGAACACCCTGATTGGTATACCAAGCAAGAAGCATGGTATGCTAAAATGATTAAAAATGAAAGTAAAATTAGTAACAGTAACACCAGACGCAGAAAAGACTATGGGTTACGTGGCGAGAGTGAGCAATCCAAAGAATCAAAACAATCCAACCGTGGATGGTTTATTGGGTTATTGCATAAAGCACGGTCACTGGTCGGTCTTTGAACAAGCACACATGACGGTGGAGATTAATACCACCAGAGGTCTTGCTGCTCAAATATTACGACATCGTAGTTTTACATTTCAAGAGTTTTCTCAAAGATATGCACAGAGTAATGAACTTGGACAAATTGAATTGCCAGATTTAAGAAAACAAGACTTAAAAAATCGACAAAATTCAACTGATGATTTAGATCCTTTTGTAAGGCAAAAATTAGAGGCACAGATGATCACTCTATTCAGTTCTGCACAAGCATTGTATAATCAGATGATTGAAGAAGGGGTAGCAAAAGAATGTGCTAGAATGGTTCTACCATTATGCACTCCCACAAGAATCTACATGACAGGTTCTTGTCGTTCTTGGATTCATTATATTGAATTACGTTCTGCACATGGAACACAGAAAGAACATATGGACATCGCAGAAGCATGTCGCAAAGTGTTCACTAAACAATTCCCATCGGTCTCAGAAGCCCTTGAATGGGTCTAAATAACTATACATTAATCAATTATTATGGCAACATATCCTGTAGTTAATACAAAAACTGGTGATAAAAAAGAAGTGGTGATGAGTGTGAATGATTGGGATCAGTGGTGTACTGACAATCCTGATTGGTCAAGAGATTACTCAGATCCATCTACAATGCCAGGTGTTGGAGAAGTTGGAGAGTGGAAAAATAAACTGATAAGAAGAAAACCAGGTTGGAATGAGGTATTAGAGAGAGTTCAAAAATATCCTGGTGCGAATAAGCAAAAGATTGATTAATGGGAAGAAAAAGAAATGGAGATCAACCCATTGGAGTTGGGTTGACAGCAAAACAAATGCGTAGAAAAAAACCAGTAAATTCTGAATATTTGGTTAACATTGAACCAATTACAGAAAATCAAAAAATCTTATTTAATTCTTACAATGAAAGTAAGAATATAATTGCTTATGGTGCAGCAGGTACAGGTAAAACTTTTGTTACTCTGTATAATGCTTTGAAAGATGTATTAGATGAAAATACACCTTATGAGAAAATCTATATTGTTCGTTCATTAGTCGCAACTCGTGAGATTGGTTTCTTGCCAGGTGATCATGAAGATAAATCTGACATTTATCAGGTTCCTTACAAACATATGGTAAAATATATGTTTCAGATGTCATCTGATGCAGACTTTGAGATGCTTTATGGTAATCTGAAAGCACAAGACACAATTAAGTTTTGGAGCACCTCATTTTTAAGAGGAACAACACTTGATCGTTCGATTATTATCGTTGATGAATTTCAAAACTTGAATTTTCATGAATTAGATAGTATAATGACAAGAGTTGGAGAAGATACTAAAATTATGTTCTGCGGTGATGCTCTACAATCTGATTTAGTGAAGACTAATGAAAGGAATGGCGTGTACAATTTCCTTGGTATCATAAGAAACATGGAAGAGTTTGGTGTAACTGAATTTGGTATACCAGATATCGTTCGTTCTGGATTAATCAGAAGTTATCTTATAGCCAAGATTAATGCTGGACTTTAATGTTTAATCACTGCGAAATAGATGTTGCTCCATTGAAAAGAGTCAACGTTAAAGGTACAAGATATTATAAAGTTGGAGATCAAAAACTTCCATCTATAACATCTATTACTTCCCACAAATCTAGAAAGTCAATTGCAGAATGGCGCCGTAAAGTTGGTGCAGCAGAAGCAAACAAAATTTCTAGACGTGCTGCAAGTCGTGGCACTGATACACATACGATTACTGAATACTATCTAAAAAATTTGGAACTTCCAGAAGTTCAACCATTATCAGATTTTTTATTTAAAATATCTAAACCTTTTTTAAATAATCTTGATAATATATACGCTCTAGAAAAACCACTATATAGTTTACAGTTAGGTGTTGCAGGCACTGTCGATTGTATCGCAGAATATAATGGAGAGTTATCCATTATAGACTTCAAGACTTCAAAAGAACCAAAACCTAGAGAATGGATTGAAGGATACTTTGTACAAGCAGCTGCTTATGCTTGTATGTTATATGAACTAACAGGCTTAACTGTTAAAAAACTAGTAATTATCATGTCATGTGAAAATGGAGAATGTGAAGTCTATGAAGAATACAACAAGTCCAAATTTATTAGATTACTTATGCAATACATCAAGGACTGGAAAGCATTTAATGAAACAACAAAAGGATGAACTCGAAAATTTATTAGATGGTAAGTTTTTAACTGCTTCTAAATTTTCAATGGAAATAGAAAAGATCGTCCTTGCTTGTAAAGGAGAATTGAATTACATGGAAGCAGTGATTTGTTATTGTGAAGAACATGACATTGAACTGACTACAGTAAACAAACTTATTTCCAAACCACTCAAGGAAAAAATTCGTGCTGATGCACAAAGACTTAATTGTATTAAACGAACTACTAGAGCAAAACTGCCACAAGTGTAATGACAGGTTTTGATGTCTACAAAACTTACCTAGCATTAAAGTTACATTTCACTAAAGATAAGTATAACTACTTTACCTTTAATGGTAAATCTAGGGCATCTCAATCAGCGTTTGATAAAAGAAAAGATAGATATTTTTTTAAGAAATTAGCTGCAAAGTTTGATCATGATACAGTTGTAGAATATTTTGTATCATACTTTATAAACAATAACAACACATGGATTGGCGATATATCAGTACATGGTTCTAAAGTATATACTGACTGGAAGAAAAAAATTCAAAGTATGTCATTTATGTTTGAGAATGATATAGATTATCTATTAGATATTTCTAAGTTTGAAAAAGTATTTGAATGTAAATCTGGCAATCATCCTATCTTATTGCAATCATATTATGGAGATAGAATTACATTGGAAACATTAGTCATTTTAAATAAACTTTTAAAGTTTATTCCTGACTTTGATAAACAAATTATAGAACCTGTAGTATGGCCTGATACAAAAAAACAGGTTGTGAAATACGAACCATTCCTTCAAATAGATCGTGATAAATATAAATGTATCCTGTTAAAAAAATTAGCATAGAACATGGCATTTTTTGATAATCCTATCATTAGAGCTGAATCAGTACAGTTATTTGAAATCTATCAAAGACTGGTTGATTTATCTTCTAGAGGTATGACACTAGACAATGAAGAAAAAAAAGAATACTTAGAAAAAGTTGGTAGAGTTATAGAACTACAAAAGGTTTTATACTTTCGTGCAAAATATTCTGAGGACGATGATGCTTTTGAATTTATACAATACTTAAAACAATCTGCAAGACTATTAGGATATACTAACGGTGATATCGATGAGTGTTTTGTTTCTATGCAGGCAGATGTTGAAAGAGCATTAGAGTTATTAGATGATTGACAAATACCAATAACTATGTTACAATAAAAAAAGTAAGCCAAATACTAAAAAATACGGAGAACACACATGTCTTTTTCTGCACTGAAGCGAGATTCTGCTTCTGCTTTTCAAAAATTAACTAAGGAACTAGAAAAGGTTTCATCTGGCGAATCAAATGCCAAAGATGATAATCTTTGGAAACCTGAGATGGATAAAAGTGGTAATGGTTACGCTGTAATCAGATTTTTACCAGCACCTAATGATGAAGATCTTCCTTGGGCAAAACTGTTTAGTCATGCTTTCCAAGGTCCTGGCGGTTGGTATATTGAAAACTCATTAACAACTATTAACAAGTCCGATCCTGTTGGTGATTTAAATCGTCAATTATGGAACTCTGGATCTGATCGTGATAAGGAAACTGCTCGTAAACAAAAACGTAAGTTATCTTATTACAGTAACATATATGTTGTTCAAGATCCTTTACATCCTGAGAACGAAGGTAAAGTATTCTTGTATAAGTATGGAAAGAAAATCCATGATAAGATTGTTGAAGCTATGCAACCAGCATTTGCTGATGAGACTCCTATCAATCCATTTGATTTCTGGAAAGGTGCTAACTTTAAGTTAAAGATTCGTAAGTTAGATGGTTATTGGAATTATGATAAGTCTGAGTTTGATAAAGTATCAACTCTTGGAGACTTTGATGATGCTGAATTAGAAGCTATCTATAAATCAGAACATTCTCTTACAGCATTTACTGATGCTAAGAACTTCAAAACATATGAAGAACTTGAGAAGAGAATGAACACAGTTCTTTCTGCCAAGAAGAAGGTATCACCAATACCTGATGAAGATCTTGAAGATGAGAGTGAAGGTCGTGGGCCTATACCATCTGTTTCAGCAACAGTTGAACCTCCTGCTCCTCGTGTTGATGAGGAAGAGGAAGATGTAATGTCATACTTCTCAAGACTCGCAGAAGAGTAATACGAATTTCAAAATTCAATAAAAAAAGCCTCGAAAAAATTTTCGGGGCATTTTTTTGTCTAAAAGGTTTTTGATTATCTTTGATATGGTTCTGATATTCTTAAACCACCTTTAGTAATTTTATATTTTGTATCATACTTCAATAGAGATTCTAATTCATCTTCTAATACAGATAAGTATTGCTGTCTAGGACAAATAATTTCTCTTTTATTTTCATTCTCTTGATATTCCCATTCTCTATTTGTAATCTTAGTTAGTCCTGTTGTAGCAGGAACAGTATTTACTACTTGAGTATTTGGACTACCACCAGATTGAGTAAAGTATTGAAAATTCCATGATGGATAATAGTTTGCTGCTTGTTGAGCAGTAGTTCCTTCATAGTATTCTACAATTACACCTTGTTCTAACACTACACCTAAATTATTATCAGTAACTTTATTTGTTTCCCAATGTCTAGGATCATCGATTGCAGATCCATACTTACCATTCATATAATCTTCTAATTCATTTGATGAAAGAGGCCATTCTCTACGAATATCAATAATATTATTCATTAATAGAATTGTCCAATACCATTTTGTATCATTATACTTTTTATATGCAACTTCCTCTACAGTTTCGCCAGGCGTAACAGTATATGGAAGTGAAGAAGAAAAAATACTATTAAAGTTATCTCTATTTCTTACTCTACGAAAGAAATTTTTAGATACCTTATAGTTATCTTTAATCTTAAAGTCAGGGTATAAAAAATTTGGTTGTGAATCGAAGAACATTTTAATATCCTAGAGCAAGTACTTCTTGTGATGTAATGATTTCAGTCTCAGTAAATCCTAGAGTCATATCATAAGCAACTGGATTTGCTCCTTCATAAGTTGCCCATATATTATCTGGAGTATAATTAATTTGTATATCTGTCATAACGCATGGTTTAATTTTAGGAAGAGAATCAATTCTTTGACCATTATCTCCATTCTTCCAATGCAATCTAAACACATGAGGAACAGTTAACCAACGATCAGAAATATTTCCAGAGTCAAGAGCGCCAGCATTTGCTGAAAGTCCTAGTTTAGCAGCATAATCTGGTAATGATCTTCCTCTTAAAACTTGAAGAATATTTTTAATTGCTCTCGTTTCTGCATCATTTCTTGGAACTAACTTCCAATTAAAGTTAAAAGTTCTCATTCCAACTCCACCAAATACCTGTTCAACATATGGATTTAAAATTTTACCAAAACCATTTTGTGTAAACTGTGCTGCACCACCACCTAAACCAGGCAGTTTATCTAATATACTCATTACGATTCCTTGAGAACCAGCAGATGCAGCTGCTTGAAGTGTAGATGCAATATTTCCTGCTGAAGCATCATTTGCAATTTGTTTTGCCAATGATGGTAAAATTTTACCTGCTATACCAGATCCTTCATTATATTTTGGATTGTCTTGATAGTTTACATTTGCTGGTATGGGTAATAGAACTCTTTCTTTAACGTTTGCTTTAGTTTTTGATTGTGTATTACTAAGGAACGTACCATCTGCAATTGCAACTGTACTAGTTGAAG